CCTTGGGAATCTAGAACCCTGATACTTAAGTTCCTGATCTAGCACTCTCTTATACTATACCAAGATCATTAATATACTCTAATAACCCATATTAAAAGCTTTGATTGGTATAAGCTCACTTGAATCAGATAGAGAGATGAGTTTAATTCACTGATCTAATACTCTCTTATACTATATTAAGGTCGTTGTTATACTTTAATAGGGTATTAATAATCCATATTTAGGGCTTTGTTAGGCATTAATTATCTATATTAAGGACTTTGATATATTATATAAGATTACTTAGGGTATGCACAAAGAGAAGAGATTTGAATTTGATACACTCATCTAAGTCTCTTACAATAGGGTATTAATAACTCATATTAAGGACTTTGATAGATGAAGTGAGTTGGGGGATCACACTCATATCCCTTATTGATTTTTAGAAACATCTGAAAATTTAGACGGTTTCGATTTTAAAATTTTTAGGGGGGGGGTAAATTTGGAATTTTTGAATTTCAATCTCTAACACCTAAATATGGAGTTAAAATTAGAAAAAATGAAATAGATGAGGAATTATCGTATGGGAATTTTTGGGAATTTTTGGGAATTATTGGGATAAATTGGGAATCCTTGGGAATCTAGACCCCAGTTGCTTAACTTGTAGAAATCGATAATAGTTAGTGATATTAGTTTTTAAGGGGAAATGGAATGGGTCTTCAATCCCACTCGCAGAATATATCAATTGAGGACCATGTAGATTCTGGTACGTTGTCCTTATATCCTCGTCCTACAAGGTATTAAAATTCTTCTAGATAATAATAAAGGTTTTCTAGTGGGACTTCTGTATTTAGGAAATTTCCGATATGTCTTTTGGTAGTACGCCAAAAAAGTTTGAGGTGCATCCAAAATGGAGTCACGATCTTTCGCATCATTTGTCTGGTCAGCAAATAAAACCAATAATTATTAGCAAACAAGAAGAAACCATGCATTAGATAAAGCATGACTGCCACTTGAGTTGTGAAATGCTGTTCATCCTGATAAACTTGTATTAGACTGTCTGTCAGCATATAATTTCCCCAAATAATACGAACCACTAAATAACTGGTCCATGTTAAGGGTAGAGAAACTGGTATTAGTAAACGATTACTATAGAAAAGTAATGGTACACTCGACAGTTCAAAAAGACTCAAATTAGCAATAATCAAATGACCCAAATGATAGTAATATGCCATAAAGTATCCGACTATCCCAATAATATGATGAAGTTGTAAAGCATAATAAAGAAGAGTAGATTGATTTGATCTGTTCCAATATTTAACAACCATGTCGCTTGATAAGAAAGCGAGGGTTACGCTAGTCAGTTTATCATAATAATCTGGATGAGCAACAGTTTCCAGCTGATTGTTACCCTGATGTTCTAATACAATCAAACTAGAGTAATAACACATTAGAATGTAGGCTGACAGATAGTAAGAATAGTAAAGTGTATTAGAGGTCCAATAAATGATTTGTGGATATCGTTTAATTACTTTGTTGACTCTTTGTCGTGTTGTCAAGATCATATAACTCTATATTTTTATATTATAGAATATTACTAAGATTAATAGTCTATTTTTTTCTTGAAATTTAGAGCAATTAACTGTAATCCAAAATTCTAAGTCTCTTAGTTCATATTACATTCGTATTATTAATTGCAAATTGGTCCATTTTGCATTACAGAATGTCTATTCAGTTTTCATAGTGGAATGTCTTAGGATTTGGAAGTAATTACTTCCAAATTTTGATCAGCTCTCTTAATAGGTTATATATGCATGATGAAAGAGTATAGGTCTTGTATCGAGGATCTGATCTTGTGGCCAAAAAGAAAACCACTTTACAAAGAGATTATTTTCTTTGTCACCCCAAGCGGGAACGCTTAATAATCGTGTCATATCTCTCTCGAAACTCTTTAAGTTAATACCTAAATCTTCATTTTCCAAATATCTCATTTTAGCCAAATAATCAATTAATAGGAAACTATTTAATGCACTTTGATAAAATCGGATAATACGTTTACCATTAATAAAAACCACTTCTGCTACAAGTATATGTCCAAAGAGTTCTGGTCCGAATGCAAGTCCAACAATAAATACGCAATTTCTATCAACTGTGCGTAAATTTGTTATCAATTTTCGTAGACCATCAAATCTATTCTTTGTTTTCTTGTAATAATCTTTTCGGATTTGGAAAATTTCTTGACCATCTAACCAAAATGTACCTCGATTAGCTTTGATCAAATTATAAAAAACGCCCCTTGCTGTAGTTCCACAATCATAACAATGAAGATTTTTTCTGGCTGAAAAGGATAAATTATTAAAAATATCGGACAATACATCTAATTCGGGATCACTATATTCTAAATCAAAAATCATTTCACGACTAAAACAAACATTAAGAACTGCCCTTAAACTCGGATCTTGTACTTTCGGTAAATAATGTTCAATATATTTTACACTGTAATAACTAACTAATATTAGATAAAGTAAGAGATGATAAGAGTCATCAGCATCTAAGGTCTCGAGATAGTCTTTGGCTTCTGTATAATTTAGATGTTTTAAAGTTAAGAAATCGCTCTTTTTGATTTGATCTAAATAAGGGAGGATTCCTTCCCTAATATCAAAATAATAGTTAAGACTTCCATGTTCTCGATCATAAGCCATATTATCTATTAAGTGTCGAAAAAAATCGTCTAAGTCATTAGTTTCAGGTGTTTTTTTAAGTTTAACGTGTCGTTCCATGATACTGCTTATATCTTTATCTATAATATATAAGATATAGATATTATAGATGAACAATTGGAAATTAGTTGGAACTATTATTGCTGCTGTCTTAGTGGTCGGTTTTCTAATGTATAAAACCAAATGGAACAATAAAAATATTACAAGTGAAGATAACTATAGTCAGGATTATTTGATGTACGAACAACTAGAAGAACGAAAAGACCAAGAACAAGATCATTTGTTAAATCAAGTTGTTAGTCAAATTTCGGCAAATAGCGAAAATGAAATTGAGAGTTGTTATCGTGCTACTGAAAATCTTAGAGAAAAGATATTGGATAAACATCTTAAAGCTAGTGATTTAGTCAAAAAGAAATATTTGGTACCAAAAGGTTTGAATTATGATAATAAAGAATGCGATGCACCTCCGAAACATATTTTGAAATTGATGGACACTGAAACCACTCAACCCCATTCCAAAATTGAAAACAATCCAACTTTTACAAATTTGCCTAACTTTTTCGGTGATAACGGATTAAGGCCAAATACCATGCCATGTCCAGATAGTTGGAAACAGAGATCCGATTAAAAGTCTATATGGGAAACCGGATTTTCCTTATACTAGGACAATTTTTGTTTAAGAGAAGATTTACTTACGACAAAACGAGTTATTGATATATAAGATAGATCTTATCAAAGATTTTTTTTAGTAGTAGATAAAATAACGTTAGTCTTTTATTATAGAAGATTTATAAGATAATAATGCAATCTAATTTTTACCACAGATCAAGTGGCTGTTCTGGAAAAGACCGTCCGATAAATGCGATCACTAATCTAAATGCTGACGAAATCCCTAGATCCACTGGGAACCTTTTTGTTAAAAAATGGCGAGAAATTGTCAATATTTTTGGAAGTAAAATATTAACAAATAGAGATTGGAGTAGTTGCTGGGGTGGTTATTTGGTTTTGCAATTAGAATCAGCTTTTTTCCCAGACCATGATCTTCTTTTATTTGGGCATTATCTCGGCAGTTTAATACCAATGATCCTCCTTTCTAATGGTAGTTTGATTGCATATGGTATTCCTTGTTCAAGTGAACCATTGCAGCTTCACAAACTACGAATAAATATTACTTATTCGTTAAGTTTTGGTGCTCGCATCAGTCTTCTTAATGGTTCTAAAGCCGTGGATATCCGCTATCGATACCCATCGGCTTCAAAACATGGCGACGTAGTCCATTTAAGTGGTGTATTTAAATTGGATAGGTATTGTCGTTTAACTAAAGTTAACAATGAATTATTAGTTGGACGTTTGCCAATTACTTATCGTCCCTATTTCGAACAGAGTTTTTTGGTAACTGGCTTAACCGATCATCATACAGTTAGTGTAAAACCGAGTGGTCACATTGTTCTTAATTCAAGTGGCCAGAGTCAATGGGATAGTTTGAATGATGTGGTTATTTCTTTGGATAATGTTTGTTTTACGGCTTTAAATACTTTAGCTCCGTTATCGTTAAATTTACCTTGTGACTATGTTAGAGCAGTATTGAAAACACCTTCAAATTGGAAAGTAGTGTCACCTCTGAGGGTTGAAGGGAATTGTAGCTTTATTACTGTCTCGGGTCTTGTTTCTAAGCGAATTCAACAAAGAAAATTAGTATTGGAGCGAGATGTAAATAATCCACAATTGATTGCTGTTTTTCCACCAAGACTTAGACCGAAATTTTCTCTTCGTTTTACTGTGCCAATATATGACCCAGCATATGGGGTCTGGAGTTATGGAAGACTCAAACTGGGTGTAGATGGAAATCTTATTTACTTAAATAGGCTCCCCGTAAATCAAAATACGGCTCTACAGGTGTCTTGCAGTTTTGTCTATGTACTTTGTTAAATTCGTCGCTCAAAAAATGAAACTTTCTGTGGGGTAAAGTTTATTAAGAGAGTGGTCAAGAATTCAATATTCCAAAAATTAAGAAAATAATGAAAACAATTTCAAGCCACCCCTAAGCATACTTAGGAAATCATAACTAATAACTTATCTAACTTTACCCCATCAAGGAGAAAATTTTATGATCTCATTATTAGTTAGAGGACACCACCCTAAGTTTTGACACCACCACATGTAGTCCAGTATCAATTGGAATCACTTCTTTACTCCTTTGAAAATTCCTGGGACGCCCCTCTCTTTCCAGAAAATAGTCAACAACCCTTTTCATATTACGAACGGCATTTAAATCACGACCTACATTTCGGTAAAGCCGAAATATCATTTGCCTTACGGCAATGATACTCCCATACCGTCATTGGTCCGTTTTATACCATTCGGCTTTGCCGAAGCTCATTTCATTCGCAATATCCAAAAAGTTGGATACTTTGGATATTTGTGAGCGGAGCGAACTAGCCTGCACCGTAGGAGAGGACTATGTTCTAAGTTAGGATGGAATACACTTGACGCCTCTTACCATATTTATCTAATACTAAATTGGCACAATAATCTTCTGTTTTATAGTTGAGTACAGCAGTTCGAAATTCATCAAACTCATATAGGTCATTATTAAGATAGTTATTTCCTAATATTTAGAATAAATGCAATATTAGGACAAAAAAATGAAAAAAAATATTTATAAATATAACTCCTATATCCTCTTACACTGTCTGATCAAACAGATTACGTCACTCTCAAAATTCCATTGGACAAAATTGTCAGGGGTCCACACATACAAAATCGACTACATCAAACTGTTAAAAGAATCAATTATCTAACGGTTCATGTATATCAGCTCCTTAAACTATGGGCTCTTATGCGTTATGAAAGACTAGATAGTATCCCTAAAATTACCCAAAAAACCGTTCAGCTCGCTTTCAGGGCCCTGACAGATAATTCCAAAACACCTGGACGCAAGCCTTCCGATCCAGTTTTAAATGAATTTGAACAACTTTATCAATCACAGTATCAGTATACCGGGTTTAAAAAGGTTAAAGGTACTAATCTCTCCCACATTATTAATGATGATATCAGTAAACAAATTGTTACGGTATTAGAAACCAATATACGGGAACACTTTCCCAAGTATATTTCTAGATATCTTAAAGCACTATTTCTAGATTTTAGTGCAACCAGACCTCAACAAAAGGTCGTTAAGAATGAGCTTATTAAAGTTAAACATGATCTAATGACCGGAACTTTAACTTCAGACCCTAAATACCATGAATGGATTAAAGGCAATAGAATTATTTTGCCAGTAATCCAGAAAGAGAATCACTATTTAGAAGTAGTTAAAGACCCACAAAGTTATTTACCTAGTATGCTTTATATCAGTAGAGAGTTAGAGATGCTTGGTAGAAAGTCTTATGGGGTATTTCCATTACGCACTGGTTGCTATCCTAAGTATGTACCCTTTTCTACTAGTGCTCTAATCGAGTTACTGGTTGATAAAGATGTTTTGAGTGGTTCAAACACGACCAAAAGTTATTTATTAACGAATGGGACAGAACACAGACATTGGATCTGGAACCAATTTTTTAAACTAAACTACAGTATATTTAAGTGGGATAAGGGAATTACTTTTGATTATAGAGTGCAAACGGATGGTCTGTATGCGTCATTACAATTTATAGCATGTGATCAGGTTGATAAAAAGGCGGCACTAAATACCAAAAGGAAGGAGGCACAAAGAAGAGCAAGAGATGTTCTTCTAAATGCAGAGAATACAAAGGATAACATTATTATTGATGAAATAGCTGATGACATTATTATTGATGAAATAGATGATGACATTATTATTGATGAAATGGATGAAATAACCGGAGATATTATAACTGACGATATATTTGAAGAAGGTGTTATAAATAATGATATAATTGAAGAGGGTGAAGACTATGCTGCGACAGGTAGACAGAATAGTAAATTTGTTTGGAAATATCTAGAAAACCTTAGTGAGGTGGAGTTGTCAGAAATAAGGTCAAAGGGTTTTGTAGTGGGTGACCCTGGTAAAGATAATCTCCTTGTCCTGTTAGATAATAATGGAAATGTAGTTAAATTTACTAACTGTGAGAAAGTGCACCTAACAGGGCAGCATCGTTTGCGCAAGAAGCTAGATAAGTTCCGTAAAAATAAGGGGATCCTAAAAATAGAAGAGGAGTTGGGTACCGTAAATAGTAAAAGTTGTTTTGCTTACTTATTTTATGAATTTATAATAGTCAAGAATCGCGTTAATAGCCTATTATCAGAAAAATATGAGAATGAAATTTTTAGGAAATTGAGGTGGTACGGGCATGTGAATAAAAAGCGCTATTATAAGGAGGTTGGGCGTCGAATTAAGGAGAAGTTTGGAGATCGTCCAATTTTTTATGGAGACTGGGATGGTAGAGGTAATTTACGAGGGAAGGCACCAACTCCAGGAATAGGTTTAAAAAGGATAATTTCTAGAACTAGCAAGGTGTATAATTTAGATGAGTTTCGTACATCAGCTTTAAGCCATGTTGGTGAGGAGAGATGTAATAACTTAGAGGTATTGAAAGATGGTCGTGTTCAGAGCGTGCATGCAATCCTAACGTATAAGACGTTAAGTGGTGGGCATGGTTGCATTGGGCGTGATTTAAATGCGGTAAGAAATATGTGTAAAATAGTGTGTAGCCATCTAGACGGTGATGGTCGTCCTTATCGTTTTAGGAGGGGGGTAAAACTTGACATTTAAGGACCGTGTCACTGTTAGTATTTGAATTTACTTCTATAAAGTGAATTGAAACAAGTCCAAGCGAAGCTTGACTACATCACTAATGTAACAAGAGGTGGTGTGATTTATATCTACTAATTTTAAAGAAGGTTTAATTCTTGACCAGCCTCTAAGTAATGATCTTAAAAGTATCTAGATTTGATTAGCCATAGACCAAAACTTTGCAAATAGAATTCATTGTTCGAACTAAGGACTCTTTTTCTTTAGGAACTATAAGACAATCATTATCTTTGGCGCCCCCTGCGATAGTGACGAAATTGGTGACGAC